CAATAGGAGCAGACAAGTCTTCCCCATATAAAAAATACGCGATGCAGCGCATGAGTGTTGCTGGGATTGCTTCTGGTATGGCAATGGCTGAACTTGGCCCCAGAATTTTTGGCGAAGAAAGCTCTACAGCAATGCAGCTAGGCGGCGCAGTATCGTCATTTAGCCCATTTGTGGGTGCTGGCGTTGGACTTCTCGGTGCTGGCATGAGTGCACGAACGGAAGAGGGCGGGAAGTACCTAAGTGGCGCAGGTGGCGCGATGCTTGGCGCAAAGATAGGAGCTTTCGCCGGGCCTTGGGGAATTGCTGCTGGCATCATCCTTGGTGGCGTTGCAGGAGCGATAATAGGAAAGTTCCGCGGTGGTTCAGCGGAACGTAAATTAGCTAAAAGCATCGGTGGAAAAGTTCAGACATCAGCCTTGCAAAATGTTGTGTCAGCGCTTGTATCTGGAGATACTTTGACTGCGAAGACAGTAATTAGTGATGCGTCCAAAAAGGCAAAAGAATACGATCGCGCAGACGATGAAGGAAGAAAGAAGATTATTAGGTCCCTAGGAGCTTCAGGACTGCTCACTCCAGAAGAAATGAAGGCGGCGTCAAAGCACTTAGATAACTTCGGTAAGGGTTTTAAAGATCTTCAGTCAAATCTCCAGAAGGCCATGGATGGCCCAATGAAGAATTTTGATGAGTTAATTAGAGGTGTGGGATCTGCAAGCGGTCTAACGAAGGAAGAGATAGTTGATCTTGCTCGCAAAATGAATGTCAACCTTTACGATCCGACACTTAAACTGCAGGATGCTATAGCAGCGCTCGGTGCTGGAATGATTAAAACATCAGCCGAGCTTTCAGTAGCAATGCGTGATGTGCTTATTGACTCAACATCCGTATTTGACGAGATTCGTAAAATTGACGACACTGTTAGTGCGCTAGCACAAGCTGGAGAAAGATTTAGAACTGGAAGCGTTGGAGACTTTGTCAAGTCCGATTTCCTAGATCTTCTTGAAACAAGCGTTTCGTTTTTCACGCAAGAATTTCCGGACGACCCCATCAAGAGCATTCGTGCGATGGTTCAAATGTACGGCGGGCCTAACGCCACAGCATTTGCAGCAGATGCTAGTCCGCTTGGCAGAGCCGGAATGTATGATGCGTTTGTTAAAACTGGTGGAGCATCTGCTTTCGGTCAGTACACCAGCAAAGCATTCGGTGGATTAGGGGCCGAAGTATTTGGCAATGTTGGCGCACAGCTAGCCAACCAAGGTCTTATATTCCAAAATCCTGAGATGCTACAGACATTAACAAAGCGCCTAGTAGATATGAGCGCAACGGATCCATTGAAGGCAGTTGAAATCCTCAGTAAATTGCAAAATATAGATGTTAGTCAGTTTGGCAAGACAAGTGACGGAATAGGCAAAGGACTGCTGACTTTCCTCAAAAACCAAGGTATTGATGTAGGCGGCATTGGCATTAGGACGTCTTCTGCTGGAAAAAACACAACACTTGACCCATCTCTTCAGCCATTACAAGAAAGCATCATCTCTGCAATCAGTATCGGATTTGATAAAAAGCCAGAATGGTGGGAAATCGCTCCAGGCTGGTGGACTGGTACAAAACCGGCAACAAGTACGTCTGGAGGAACGTCTGGAGGAACTGGAGCGCCTATAGATCTTCCTGGGATTACCGCTAATGATACTCGGACTTCTCGTTTAATGCGAACAATGTCTTCTCATAAGCGCTTTGATTCAGCCATAGCAGGCAAACGCTCAGTCACATCTTCGTTGCGTAATTTTAATCTTGGGTCACCGAGCTCAGATCATGCAACTGGAAATGCTTATGACTTAACTGGTCAAAACCTTGGCATGTATGCCACAATGATTAAGGGATCTGGTGGTTTTGCAGAGTTCCACGGAGGCGGCGCATCTCGTCATTTGCATGTTGTTCCGCCATCTTCACCAATGGGTGACAGGACGAATCCAGTAAGAGTTGCGCCATCTTCGCAGTCTGGTGGCTCTTCTGTAGGTGGAAATGTAACGCTTAATATTTACGGATCTGAGAACCAGAATGTCAAAGAGCTGGCGCGTATCGTGATTAACGAAATAGATAAAGCACAGCGTTCATCGAGGGAGCGCAGATAATGGCAAAGCAAGAATCTAGGCTGTATCCAAAAAACAAAAAAATTGCTTCAGTATTTGTGAGCCTCCCTTCGGAGTCGCTTGGTCGGGCGCGGGCAAGGCTTCCACAAGGCACAGATAATGAACCACGACGACGCATGATCCAGACTGGTGAACCATACGCAGTATTTGAATTTGGTACACCACCTAACCAAATTAGTTTTGAAGGCATGGCAGCTGAGTACACAGAATTGCCTCGCCCACTAATGAACCCAGCAGTTGATGTCAAAAACTCTAGGTCGTACAGGGTGAGTTTTGAATTCTTGGTTGCGCACGTTGAGTCAATTAACGGTGGAAAGTTAATTGATGGAATGTTTGTTCCAGTGCACGCTCAACTTAAAACTCTTGAACTAATGGCAAATAGGCCAGTGCCAGTTCGGTTTGAAAACTTTGATCCAATGATGACTGGAAACACTTGGTATATAAGTGAAATGACCTTTAATGCGGTGAGATACAACACTGCGGGTGAAATAACATCCTGCCAAGTATCAATAAACCTTATAAGCTTCCAACAACAAACATCAAGATTCGTCTCGATGCCCAAGATCTCATATAGGCCAGCAGCTAAAAAGGATAGTTCATCTACGGATAAAAAAAATTTGCCATCTACTGAAATTACGATTGACGAACTAGCCCGCCTTCAAGTTGCGGCACAGACAAACATGCATATGGCGCAACGGCTTTTTGAAATTAAGGCTGGTATAAGTTCAGGCAGAATAACCGTCGTCGCTCCCGGTGAATGAGCGCAATGTCTTATGGCAACAACATACACCTACAACTCACCAGAAGATTTTTTTAACGACATAGCAAACTTTTCACTCGGAAAAGGTTCGCAGTTTGTTGAATTTGATTTCACACCAATAGTCCCTGGAAATATAGATCTTTTTAACAGGCCGGTTGTTATAAACGATGTTGGTAATATTGCAACAGTACGATCAATAACTATTTCTGAAGACAAACACTTTGTTCTCATACCCACTGTGCTGGAAATGCCAAGCAAAAAAGGCATGATCGTAACTGATGCTGACGCAATAAGGCATTACAAGAAAACTGGGGAACATTTAGGAAAGTTTGCCTTACAGGCACATGCTGACGAGTTTGCAAAAGCTTTGTCAAAACAGCAAGGAATTGTATACACACCATCCTTTTGGTACAAACCAAAATATGCCCAAACCCTAGAGCAAATACGCAAAGGTGAAAAAGTCCAAGACGGCGTCATTAACTTAAGCGGAACAACTCAATACTATTCAAATCTTGCGGATTTTATGCTGGCGTTTAATGTTAGCTATTCCATGGATTCGTCGAGTCAAATCACGATGGAATTTTTTGATCCTGAGTACAGAATGGCAGAGTCTAATTTTTTTCAAATAAGACAAGAATTTCAATATAGAGAAATGGCATTTGAAGTAGCCTCAGTTGAGTTTGGCCCCGGCCCAGGTGGATCGCCATCTGTAAAGATTGAAGCTCGTAACGCCGCAATACAAAAGATGAAGCGCAATAAGGACACGACATCCATATCTGGATCGTCTGGATACGAGTATGCCCGTAATGTTGCCGCTAAATACGGGCTCCGTTTTCTTGGTGAGCAGTCCCCCGATCAAAAAAATATCGTTCACCCACGATCCTCCGACAAAGATGCATCGGTTTGGACGGTTTTGCAGTCAGTGGCTTCCGAGAATCAATTCGTTGTTTTTGAAGTTGATGGATTGCTTGTCTATGCATCCCAGCCGTTCCTACTGTGGAGACTAGGTGTTCAAACGCGCATTAAAACGACTACATCTAAGAAGAAAGCTGGAAGCGGAACAACTCCAGTTAAAAAGTCAACAATCCAGCGTTTTAATAAGCTTTTCTTTGAGACGGACCTTGATACTGTTCAGTCATCTCTCGAGTACTCTGACAAAGCAATAGACATCGCAACTGCGCAATCCACGGTTATTGCAAATGTTGAGGCAACAATTGACTTGATCACTTACTATATTGCTTCTAGGGGCCTATCCAGAACATCACCACTTGCATACGAGTATTCTGATGGCAAGCATATAGTGCTGATCCCGAGCATCACGTTAACTGGTGTTTTCGAGCCACGTATAGATGCTATAAAGCGCTATAAAAACAGTGGATACCATTTTGGTAAGTTTTTAGCGAAAGGTGCAGTAACTGCATCAAAGCGCGCATCCATTCATTTAGCTCATATAAATACACAGTATGCAAAATTGCGCGCTCTTGGGGATGGACTGTATACATCTGTTCCCGCATTTGAGCTTGTCACATACCCAATTTTTAGAAGGTCAGATAATGATCCATTGGAGGGCGATGGTGGTGTAGTTGTACGCAAGCCAAACGGTCAACTACTTAGACCCGGGCAGACTGCATTTGTGGGCCCAAAACCAACTCGCATGAAGGGTGGTTATCTCATAACAGAAGTATCATATGATGAGCTAACACCAGATCCAGTGCAGGTAACATTTAGAACACCGATAAAGCCAGAAGAACAAGACAGCCCAGAGTAGGCATTCGTATGGAAAATCAAATCTTTACAAACCGTACGAAGGCATCATCTAGGCCTCTCGGGTCAGTTGGTACATATCTAGGAAAAGTAGTGCGCATTGCTGACAATGGAGATTTATTCGTAAAAATCCCAAATCTATCAACCAACAGCGTATTCGGCCCGTGTAAAAACTTTGCGGGTCATGCTCCTGTTGACATATATGTAATTGTGTCATTTCTTGACTCGCGCCTAGATGAGCCAGTCGTAACTGGTGTTGAAACAAGCGTGAGGTACAAAGTTGGCGACACTGGCCCTGGTGGTGGAATTGTATTTTATGTTGACAGATTTGGTGAATATACATTTCTTGATTTTGGGTACCTTGAAGTGTCCGCATCCCATGCAGACACATCGCGAACTTGGGCTCAAGCCTCAAAGCAGACCAGTAGTGTGAGTGGCGCCTCTGGCAAAGGACTGGGGCGCGGTTATCAGAATACGATTGACATCGTTGAACAGGGAAATACCAGCGCAACTACATGTGCGGCAAAGTATTCTTCAGAGTTTACAGATCAAGGAATCAGCGACTGGTACCTACCAAGTCTTGGTGAGCTTGGGCTGCTGAGGACGAATATTCAGCTTGGCATAGATGGGGAATCTTTTTGGAATGCTCAGTATTGGAGCTCAACTCAGTACACAAACGCAAACGCTTATGCCCAAGACTTTGTAACAGGAACTGTGGCAACACCATCAAAGGCCACGAATTTACGCACGCGACCTATCCGGCGCTTCAAGTAACCTATACTTAAAATGGAGACTTCGCTATGGATACAATAAAATTTCCAATTTCTTTTAAAAATGGTGTCACCGAGAAGCTATCCGAGGACACGGATCAGTACTGGGCGCAATTCTTAGCCATGCTCGTGAGGGTTGAGACAGGTGAAATGCTCCTGGAGCCAACATACGGCATAAATGATCCAACATTTTCAAAACTTGACACAGGAAGAGTTAAACTTGTTGCGCGTCGTTTCTACCCTGAAATTGAAATAGATAGCGTAGATGCTCAACGTCCATCTGGCGATGGGGCACAGAAGATTAAGATCTCATACTCGTATTGATAGGTTGACAAATGGCTTCTCCTGATTTCAAACAATACATTGACCTAACAGTTAATGATTTACAACCTACAGATCTCTATACGGCAGCGGCGGACTATGCGCGTATAGCGTTACCAGAATTCGAGCCACGAGTTGGTTCGGTTGAAGATGCGTTATTGCAAGCCGTTTCAACAGTTGGCGCAATAAACCTGGCGGCAATAAACAGACTGCCCAACGGTCTAATGGAAGGCGTTTTGCGACTACTTGGGCTAGAGAGGCGTGAGGCATCCTCTTCAACGGTTCAAGTTCAATTTGAGCTACTCAATGCCGGATCAACCGTTCCCGCAAACTTCACAGTTGTTTACGAAGTTGTATCAAACGATCAGGTATTTCAGTACCCATTTGTTTTACAGTCATCTGTTGTGGCGTCTGCTTTAAGCACTACCGTAGCTGCCACTCTTGTATGTTCTGTGGTTGGAACAATACCTACAATAACTGTCGGCACAGAGCTTGAACTGGCAACGACATCATCAAATGTTTTTAGTTGCACAACTACAGCAATAGTCGCACAAGGCCTAGACGCAGAAACAGATATTGAATTTTTAAACCGCGGAACAACATACCTCGCTTCACTTAGTCGTACGCTTAACACAGCTCGTCAAATAGAGAGCTATATTCTTGCCACCTATCCAGAAGTTGGCAGATGCAAGGTTTATGATCTTGTTTACTCAGTATCTAATATAACAACTCCTGCGTCGTCCTCAATATCTTCTGACGGTACAGATGTTTCACTTTACACAACAATCACAAATCAGTCAGCAGGAAACCCTTATGCAGACATTGACCCCCCATCCATATGGCGAGTAATTTTGCCGCCGTTCTATGGCATAACTGAAACCGATGGGCTTAATGATCCAATTACCGAGGCTTGGGCAAGCGGTCTTTTTACTGGCCTTGAGTGGGACGAGTTCGGTGAAGCAGAAGGAGGAATGGGAACAATCTCGTTCACCCCAGCTAATACATTTGATTCAACCACAGTTGAAGATGTTGATTTTATTGAATTCATCTTGTGTAATGGACTAAAGAAAAGCACACATGACACATATCCGGTGCCAGGATCATTCACTGTTGTGATTCTCGGCCAGAATGGCATACCTGTTTCACGGGATGTAAAGCTTGCGATATATGAAGACATAGTTAGCAGGACAACGCCGGGAATGCTCGTATCCGTGATATCGGCATTTCCGTACAACATTGACATAGAGGTTGCCGTTGTCCTAGAGGCTGGATACTCTGGCGTCACAATAGAAGACGAAGTTAAGACTTTGTTGGAGGAATACTACTCAATGGAGTCATTCCCATACTGGTCTGATCCTATTGGTTATAATCAAATTGCATCTCTTGCTGGCTCTGTAACTGGTGTCAAGAGTGTTCACTCGGTCACCGCAACAATTCCTGAATACGGCACAGATGGAATAACGCGAAGCATCTTTAACGCAAATGATTCATCTGTGAGCATAACCGCCATCGGTGGCGTTGACTATATTAATCCAGAGTTTTATGGAACTCTTCCATCAGCGCTTGTAACGGTAACTTCCTCAACAGAAATACCAGCATAATCATGCCAAAAGTAATAAATCGCATACCAGATGCACTTGCAAGGTTTGAAACGATAGGAACCGCTGCCTCGTGGCAGGTGTATAACGGAGTTGCGGAAAAAGCTGGAAGATCTGCTTTTCTAACGACACATCAGACTCTACGTATAACACCATCAACTAACGGCACTCCAATAACACTAGAAACATCGTTTTATGCAGACTCAGCCGATCTTGCGCGCGCAATGTTATTTTCAACTTTCGTTAGGTGCCATGTCGGAGCAACGGTTACTACTCTTTTATGTGATGCTCTTAGCCCAATGCCCGCATATTCAACTGGTTCACAAATTTCCATAGAAAAAAACATTCCACGATCAGAACATGGAACATTGGCAACGGGTGGATGGACGGTAGCTAGGTCAAATAGTTATACGCCACCGAATACTGGCTCACAGCCAAAACTAAAAATGTCTATGCGTATATCTGTTGCTGATCATAGTGCTCTAGTTAGTTCAGTAGAGCCATATGTTTATATTTCAATACCTGCGTGCTACGGAGAATATGATTTTCAGAATAACCAGTCGGCACTGTATTCATTTTTGGGACTACCGCAGGTATTCCGCGATTATGAGAAATCAAGCACGCCAGAGTGGCCTATTTTCAGAATGCTAGATGTGCTTAATTTTGGAACTGGGATATCAGATGATTATGCAAATGAGTGGACATATGTTGATTACTTAGATGGCTTTGATGGCACAACAGACACCAGAAGTAAGCTTGTTGATCCAGTAGTTGCCCCAATTACGATACTCCCATGGTTGAATCAGTTTGTGGGTAGTAAGAGTATTGCTGGCACGGCAACACGTACCCCATGGGCCTCAATTCCCACTACTTGGGGACTTATTGATAGCGAAATGGACGAGAATGCAGACGGAACTCTTGAATGGGACGAATTTGAAGCATATAGTCCGTCGTTTGCAAATAGCGAAAATTCCTTAAGGTGGCAGGCTAGCACTGGTTTTGCAGGTTACGCCGCGGGGTCGTACGAGGCAATTGAGGCAGCTGTAAAGTTTGTTTTAACAGGAACAAAATCGGTAGACATCTCAATAATGGGATTCACAGTAGAAACTTCTCCATACAAGATAGTTCCATCATGGACACTAACCGTTACAACATACGTTGAAGAAACTCCAGATGTTGCTGATGTTTCCGATACGAGTGCTTTAGTCGAGGGTATTATTAATGATGTTAAGCCAATCGGCATAAAAGTTATACATGAACTTATAGTAATGCCGTAAAGCTTTTGCATAATCTTTTACTTAGATAGGTGATTCATGACAGCCATACAGGGAGACAGATTCGGGATATATACATGGACGCAGGACTCAGACGAGTTCACGCGTGTTCAGATGAATACTTCCCACGATGCTATAGAGGACTACAGCGCAAAATTTTTTACTGGATCTGACGCTCCTCCATCGCCTGGAACAGCAATACATGTAGGTGCTGTTTACTACAGGACTTCCAATGCTGTTCTTTACTGGTATACGGGTTTAATCAATTTAGGAACTGGTGTATTCACGGCTGGCACATGGTTACCCCTAAACCAGTACGGAGTTGTTGGCGATATTCAGTCAATAACTGCAGGAGGATCGTCTTCCGCTGGAGTTTCATCAAGCATAGCTAGGGCTGACCATACGCACGCTCTTTCGGCATCTACAACGCCATCATCAATTAGCACTACGGCGGCTGTTGGAACTAGTTCGCAGGTAGCTAGAGCCGACCATGTTCATGCTCTTTCTAGTGGTTCAATTGACTCATCTGCCTTTTTCACTTCTGGTATAGTTGACGAAAGCGCAATAGGGTCAGCCGCAGTAACGTCTGCAAAAATAAAGAGTAGCGGCTCAGTTGACGCTGACAGAACAATTGAGTCCAATCACATAAAAAATAACGCTGTTATAGAGAGAACAATAAATGCTGCAGCTGTATCAAAAGACAAGATTGCATCAGACAGTATTGTCAAAGTCAAGGTTCACACAGACGTAGCTGGTGGTCCGGGAGTTTATTTTAACGCCACTGCTTCTGGTGGTGGAGCAATCACTTACGGAACAGCTGCTGTATCTGGAGCGGCAAACGATGGTGACATATACCTAAGGTATATCTAGTAGGTCATTAACCATGCCAGCTGAACAACAATCACACATATACGTCAATGATGCTTGGCGAGCCGTTGACGAGGTGTTTGTCTACACTGATGGTGCATGGAAGCGCGTAAATCAAGCCCACGTTAATCATTCTGGAGCATGGCGTAGATGGTACGCCTATGACGCAACGGCCCCTACTGTTTCCTCGTTTAACTTGAGTGGATTGACAGCGGGAGCTACATACGGACCATCTCAGACATCTGCTACATATATACTTACATTCTCTGAAGCTGTAACCGGTCTAGCGATTGGGGATTTATCTTTCGTTGGTACATCAACTGGATGGACAATCGGAACGCCAACAAATCCGTCCAGTGATCAAAAGACATATCAAATACCACTAACTGCAACATCGCCAACAAGCGGAACTGTTCAAATACGGCTAGCAAATAGTTCAGTCTCGGATTTAATAGATGGCTCTGCATATAATGTTTTCAGTTCTGGGCCAGTGAATTCTCAATCTTTCATAATTGATGCTGAGACACCTTCTGTCGTGTCCTTCTCGAGCAACACCTCAGGAGCATCTAGAACTGTTGTATTTAATCTAACATTTTCTGAGTCTGTAACTGGCTTGACGACATCAGACATACAGGTCGGATCCGGTACATCAACTGGGTGGCAAGTATCTTCAGTGGCTGGTTCTGGAGCTGCCTACACGGTTACATTCACAGAAACATCAACTGGATCAACCATTGACGGAACTTTAGTTCCACGATTACTAGCCGATGGTGTTACGGATTTGTTCGGAAATACTGGGCCAACTGCGAACGCAACGGCAACATCGTTTGCTGTTGTCAGAAAACCACCCACGCCATCCATAACCGCAAACACGTCAGTTAATACAAGTCTTCACAACCGCAGGATTGACACAACAGCATCAATGCCAGCAAGCCTCACATCCATTGATACTGTATATGCGTATTACTACGATTCAAACGACAACTATATTGCAAGTAGCGTTTTAACAAATAGTGTTACAGCTACAACAAGTGCTTTCACATCATCTTTTGCAAAAGATGTTGGTCGTAATCCAGGCACTAAATATTATGTTCGTATTCAGACGAGGAACACAGATGGACTATTTAGTGATGTCTCAGCTCGATCTGAGATAACAACCGGTGCAGATCAGACCCCGCCAACCGTTGCGACGCCAACGATTGATAGACCAACAGTGTTCACAGATCCAGGCTATCCAGGAAGATCTTCAAACACCCGTGATCTCCGAATTAACTGGAATTACTCTGCCTTATCAAACGAGGTTGGTTCAATTACCGTCTATTTAGCTGGTACTAGCTGGGACATCACTAGGCCGGCACTTGGATGGGGCAGTGGTGGCGACTCTAGAACAGCAACCGGCCTCACGTGGAATACTTCTTATTCTGGGTTTATACGGTCACATGATATTTATGGTGGAGTAAATAGCACTGCAGACTCTGGAAGCGCAAGTAACACAACTCAGGCCCCAGGGTCAACGGCTCAGGCTAATTTTACCCAGACTTATACGAATAACCCGCTACGAAGAGTGGCTGGATCGGCTAGTACTGTCAGCGGAACCAACTCTGGGAGTGTTGCCGAAGTCTTTGACGGAGATTTAAACACATATTGGATAAGTGGTTCCCAACCAGCCTCATCGGGTATTCGTTGGCAGGGTTCTTTTTCTGGTTACCCAGCAAAAACTGGGGCTTTCCTAGATCGCGTATACCTCACGTCAATAAGCATCAGAACAGTATTGCAACATACAAACATATACACATGCTTGTTAAGAAACATTACAAACGTGTGGGACAGCCAAAACGCATACACTAGTACTGATCAATATTCAGGGCAGTACTTTTTGACGCAAATAACTGGCCAAGGTGGAGATCAGTGGACCACCACATGGGCTGGCGACTACACATTGGCTACACCCGCAAATGATGCTTCAGGCGGGCGATTCACTCTATATTTCCCAATGAACGGGCGTTCATACAACGGAACGCTGGGTATTACAAATACGAATTTACGCGCAATAATACGGGAAGTTGATTTTACTGCAGTTGTGTCCAGCTACAACCCTGCCTACAACTGGTAAGCCATGGAACAAGTATTTATCGCCGTAGCAACTGTCCTAACCGCCATTATCTCTAGCGCAGTAATAATGCGTGGACAACGCCGCGAAAGCGCGCAACACGAGGCAGATAACAACACAGTCCAAATACAAACCATATTTGATGGTTATAGTCGCATCGTTGCTGACCTGCACGCAGAAGTCCAGAGGCTACACTCTGTAGTGGACGCACTCCATAGGGAACAGGAGATATGCGAAGAGCGAAATGTTGCTCTAGAGCTAGAAATTGAAAACCTGCAAAGCAGGATATGCCGACTGGAGGAGACTAGTAATGGAGCCAGAAGAGACTAATAATATATTTATTGACATTGTTAAAAAAGCAATGCCAGACAAAATTGTCGCGAATTTTTTAGTTGTCGCAGAAGTGGTTGACGGAACAAATACAGAGCTGTCAATTTTCGTTAGTGAATCAATGACTCCTTGGCTGGCTAGTGGAATGTTGCAAGCGGCCATGGATATGGTTGCCGATAACCAACAGTCAATAATTGAAGACGATGAAGATGATGAGTAACAGAATCATCATCTGTAAGTCATTAAAAATAAGTAAACTATAAAGACTGGTTGGAGGCCAAGGTGATTGCGGGCACATACAACATCTTATGCGAACAAGGAACAACATTTGGCCGCGTGCTGGATTTGCAGTACCCAGATCCGGATGATCCAGAGATTTACTATCCTTTTGACTTACAAAACTTTACAGCACGAATGCATGTGAGACGATCTATTGACTCTAGCTCTACTCTTGTAGAGCTAACTACCGCAAATGGTAGGATAATACTAAATGAAGAGCCAGGAAGAATTAGGTTATCAATGACAGACGCAGTAACTGCTGGAATAACAACTAGCGGCGTATATGACTTGGAAATAATTAACGGTGGCGGTGTTGTCTCTAGGGTGATTCAAGGCAACTTCACCCTCTCGCAGGAGGTAACACGATGAGCTCTGGGCCACTACCAAACCAAGTCAACATCTATCAGGACACTCCAAATCAAGTAATAATTGATCAGGATGCTGAAAATAGAGTAATTGTCCGAAGCGTCTCTGCAGCTGCTAACACTAGGCGTCATGTTCACTCTCAGGCGAGCCCGCAGACAACGTGGACAATAAATCACACGCTGGGTGGAAAACCTTCTGTAATGGTCGTGGATTCTGCAGATACAGTCGTTATTGGTGAGGTAAAATATGATAGCAGTACGCAGATAAGGATCTTGTTTACTGCAGCGTTTTCCGGGTATGCATATCTCACATAAAGTCGAGGGCTAATGGCACAAAAATTTCTTACAAATATTGACCTAAATCAGAACCAACTGATTAATGCCACTTTTGAAAAACTGGCCACCGAACCAGCATCGGGCAATTTTGAAGGTCGTCTTATATACGATACGGCTACCGACACCATCAAGGTGTACACAGGTTCTGCATGGAAATCTATCCCACACACCATTGTTTCTGGTGGCGGTGCTGGAATCGCAGAAGCGCTTACAGTTTCCGAGGCAAATGGTACGGTAACCCTCACTCTTAATGTTGCAGATACAGACAGTGCCGGTCTGCTACCTGCGGCAATGTGGCAAGCACTGACTGATGCAACTTCCGACGCAACAGCTTCCAAGCTGGTCAAAAGAGACGCAAACGGAAATGCCAAGGTTGCTACCCCAACGGATGCCGCACACATTGCCACAAAAGGATACGTAGACGCTGCTCGTCAGGGTCTTGACGTAAAGCAATCGGTAAGAGTCGCTACAACTGCGCCAATCAACCTTGCCACCGACCTTGAGGCTGGGGAAACGATTGACGGAGTAACCCTCGCTGCTGGTGACCGCGTTCTCGTAAAAGACCAAAGCACAGCAACAGAGAACGGTATTTATGTCGCAGTTGCAGCAGAAGCAGGCGCTGCTTCTCGTTCGTCTGATGCTAATGGAACCGCCGACACTGGCGAACTGAAGGCTGGAACATTCACCTTTGTTGAAGAGGGTTCCACTCACTCAGACAAGGGATTTGTTGTTTCCACAAACGGAACAATAACGATTGACTCAACTTCAATTACCTGGACACAGTTTTCTGGTGCTGGCTCATTTACTGCCGGTGACGGGCTTAGTCAATCTGGAAACACAATCAATGTCAACGTAACTGCTAACAGAACAGCAATTACCGCAGATGCGATTGACATTGCATCAACTTACGTTGGTCAAGACTCAATTACGACACTTGGAACAATCGGAACTGGTACTTGGGCAGCCACAGATGTTGGCGTAGCGCACGGTGGTACTGGCTCTTCAACAGAATCTGGTGCTCGTACCAACTTAGCATCATCGTCTGCTGAAGCCACGGGCCGTACATCAAGCACACCAACGCTTGCCCGTATTGCCAAGCAAGGGTGTGCTGCTCACTCTGGTGGAACTTCAACTACCGTAGTTACGCACAACTTCAACAATGTTAATGTGATTGTGCAGATTTTCCACGTTTCTTCTGGGGAAATTGTTATTGGAGACGTTACCTCAAGAACAGCAGACGCCATAACCGTAGTGCTGCTTGGAACAATCTCAGCAAACGACTACACAATCGTAGTGACAGGATAGGAAAATATGAAAATTACAGCAGAACAAAAAGCAATTGCAGCATCGTACGCAAGAAGCGTTCTTGGTGCAGCAGTAGCGGTTTACGCTTCAACAGGAGACGTAAAGATGGCAGCTAACGCCCTCTGGGCAGCTGGCCTCCCTGTTATTATGCGTTACCTGAATCCAAACGATAAAGCATTCGGCAAAAAAGCTTAATGACTAGCCCTGAGGGGCATTAACAAGAGAAACGACTGAGGTCATGGCTCAAAAATTTTTAACCCCTATTGCCGTTAAGCAGTTATCATCTGCTGGTTCTGACGGGTTGACAATTTTTGTAGACGGTGACACTTTTGCAAGACTGCAGATTCAAGGCGGAGGTCGCCTAGTCTGGGGTGACGGAACAGTCGGTGGGGACGTAAACCTCTACCGCGATGAAGCAAACGTCCTTAAAACCGACGACACCCTCAAAGTTCCAGTTCTTTTTATTGATGGCATTGAGGTAGACACTTCTGGCGCCACCGGCGATCAAGTACTCAAATTTAATGGAACCAAGTTTGTTCCGGGCACTGCATCTACGGTCGCATCTCTTGATGACCTAACAGACGTAACAATAACCAGCATTGCCACTAACCAGGTTCTGCAATGGAACGGCACTGCGTGGGTTAACTCCAATGCCGCAGGTGGAGCCACAATCTCCGACACCGCCCCAAGCACTCCTGTTGCTGGTCAAATTTGGTTTGAGTCAGATACTGGTAAGACTTTTATTTATTACGATTCTTCTTGGGTTGAAGTCGGAACACAACCACTTGGGCCGAGCGGTCCTACTGGTCCTACGGGCGCGACAGGTGCAAGCGGTGCTACAGGATTGACTGGTGCTACAGGAGTAACGGGTGCAACTGGTGCTACTGGTCCAACAGGCGCTACTGGACCAACAGGACCCACAGGACCAGGATACGTCGTTTATTCAACTACATCAATAAATCCAAGCGTGCAAGGAGGCCCTTCGGCCCCTTATACGTTTTTCATTTCAGACACTGGCGCGTATCAAGATAGCCAGAGTGTTCGCGCTGTTTCGCAGTCAGATCCCTTCAATACTTTTATTGAGGGAGTCATAGAGGTAACTGCAAACGAATCAATAATAATGTTCCCAACAGCAACAAGTGGCGCAACCCCCCGCACGGACTGGGTCTTCAGTTTAATTGGAGATTCTGGCGCTACAGGCCCAACGGGCCCAACAGGCCCAGAAGGACCAACAGGTAACAACGGCTACAATGGTACTTCCGTAACAGTTAAATCTCCCGTAGCAACATACGGAGACCTAGTGGCTCTGGCTGGGGCTAGTGGAGTAAGTCTTGGAGATCTCCGCTATGTAATTGATGAAGGAAACCTGTATTCGTTCGGACCTACTGGCGCAGGTTATGAGTGGATTGACGCTGGACATGTTGAAGGACCAACGGGCCCTACGGGGGCAACTGGGGTTACTGGCGACACTGGACCAACCGGAGCCACAGGTCCAACAGGCGTAACTGGAGATACTGGCGCAACAGGACCAGAAGGCGCAACTGGACCCACAGGAGCAACTGGTGCAGATGCTTTATGGAATTTTACTGGTGCTTACAGTGTTGGCGCATCTTATGCAGTTGGTGATGTAGCAACATATGAAGGACAAACTTGGTATCGCATTGATTCCAATGGTGGAAATACTGGAGATACTCCGTCAGAAGGAACATTCTGGACATTAATTGCCGCAGAAGGTGCAAATGGTCCTACAGGCTTAACTGGTCCAACAGGTGACACTGGTCCAACTGGCCCAACTGGGGCTACAGGTCCAACTGGGGCTACAGGTCCAACTGGGGCTACAGGTCCAACTGGGGCTACAGGTCCAACTGGTGATACTGGCCCCACTGGAGCGACTGGTTTAACTGGGGCAACAGGTGTTACAGGACCGCGTGGACAATCTTCTTCATACTTTGATTACAAAGCAAAAACTGGTTCAACAAGCGGCGACCCAGGCAGCACCTATCTGCTTTGGAACAATGCTACACAAACAAGTGCAACACAAATCAATGTGGACGACATTGATAAAGACGGACTTGATGTACACATATTTTTAAACAATGTCCAGCCTGGCGACGAATTGTTTATCCAAGATGCGAGTGACTCCACCAACTATCAAGAATGGGCGGTCACTAGTGTCACCGACCAAACGACACATGTTGAATACGGCGTTACATTGGTTGCTTCTAGCGGAACGGGCACCACAAACTTTAGTAACAACCATGAAGTATTGCTTATCATTCGTGACATTGGTGAGGTTGGTGCTACTGGTCCTGCGGGTGCTACTGGGGCTACTGGTGCTACCGGCCCGACAGGGCCAACGGGGGTAACTGGAGCAACAGGTCCAGAAGGCGCAACAGGGCCAGAGGGTGCCACGGGTCCTGCAGGTGCCACAGGAGACACAGGACCTACTGGTTTAACGGGAGCAACTGGGGTAGAGGGGCCTGCTGGCGCAACAGGGTTAACTGGCGCAACAGGTCCAATTGGGGCAACAGGATTACAAGGAATACAGGGTGATATCGGTGCAACAGGCCCAAGTGGTCTTGCTGGAGCGACTGGAGCGACTGGACCAACAGGAGCTACTGGGTTAACTGGAGCAACTGGAGCAACAGGTCCGACGGGTGCCACAGGAGCAACTGGACCTGGCGCTCCATTAACAAGTTCTGCAACTGCCCCAGTTTCTCCATCTGCTGGAGAGATTTGGTTTGACACATCTACTGGTGCTACTTATATCTATTACAACTCAGCATGGGTTGAACTAGGTGGTGGCACAATGTCGCCAATGCCAGTCGCATCTCCAACGCGCCCAGCGTCTCCGTGGATTGGTCAGCATGTCTACGAAACAGATACCAACTATGAGTATGTATGGAACGGTACTGCGTGGACAGGAGGAACACCTCCTCCTGGAACAACATCAACTGGCACTACTGGTTTTGGCTACATGGGTATTCCTCAAAACTCTGCCACTACGGGCGCTTACGGAATTGTTGCTGCCGACGCTGGAAAACACATTTATTCAACCGCAACTCGCACGGTAACTATCCCTGCTAATGCAACTATTGCAATGCCTGTTGGAGCAACTGTTGTGTTTGTCGCTGGTTCAGGTGCGACAGTAACTATCGCAATTACATCAGACACCATGTATCTTGCTGGTCCTGGAACAACTGGTTCTAGAACTCTTGCTCCTTTCGGAATGGCAACTGCCATCAAAATAACTTCAACATCATGGATAATCAGCGGAAACGGATTGACCTAATGGCTGGTGTTCTTTCTGGAGCAGTTGGGAGTAAAAAACGAGTCACTCCCACTGTTGAATATCTTGTTATTGCAGGTGGTGGTGGAGCAGGCGGTTCATCTGGTACTAGCATTGCTGGCGGGGGTGGCGGTGCTGGTGGCTATCGCACAAACGTAACAGGAGCAACATCTGGTGGAGGCGCTTCTGCTGAAGCACCTTTCGTTGTAACTCCTGCTATTTCTTACACAGTTACCGTTGGTGCTGGAGGGAATGGTGGTACTGGTTTTGTTATGGGTACTAACGGTTCCAACTCAGTCTTTAGTACGATTACATCTCTTGGTGGCGGTGGCGGCTCCACTTGGGCAGTTGGGAATGCTCTAACTGGTGGTTCTGGCGGTGGTACTGGAGAAAATGGTCAATCAAGTGGACCTGGCTCAGGTACAACTGGACAGGGTTTTGCTGGTGGAGATGATTCTGGATACGACAGTGGTGTTCCCTCGGCTGGAGGCGGTGGAGGTGGGGCAGGTGGAGCTGGTGCAAATACGGCAAACACTTCAACTGGTGGAAACGGAGGAGTTGGGGTATCTTCATCTATAACTGGTACTGCCATTTTTCGTGGCGGTGGCGGCGGCGGAGCAGGAAATACAGCAGGCTCAGGAGGAAATGGCGGTGGTGGCGGAGGTCGTGCATCAACTACGGGAGCAGGCACCCCTGGCACGGCAAACACTGGCGGAGGTGGCGGTGGTTCTCTAACAAACGCAAATGAAGCAGCACAGACTGGTGCCGCTGGAGGTTCAGGAGTAGTTATTATCCGCTATCCAGATAGTTATGAAGACTTATCTTCCATTGGTGCTGGTTTGACTTATACAAAAACAACTCCGACAGGTTACAAAGTTTATACTTTTACAGCAGGAACAGGAGCAGTGACTTTCTAATGCCAGCAATTACTTTTCCCGCCTCTCCTTACCAGTATCAGGTTTATACTGTTGGCTCTAAAAGTTGGCAGTGGGATGGTTCGTACTGGGTTGCTTACTACAACGAAGGCGTAGATGCTGTCTATGGCAACGGCTATGACGGTGATCAAACATTTGACGGCACCACGACTATTACGCTTGGTGATTCAAGCACTATTGCCCCATCGAGTAGCGTCTATTCGCTGACTCAAGATGTGTACTTCAATGACTTAACCATTAACGCAAACGTGCGGATTGCTCCAAACGGATACCGCATTTTTGTAAAGAATATGTTGAAGTTCAATTCAGACTCAACAATTGGTTTTACTACTGGTTACTCAACTGCTGGTTCAATCAATCAAGGTGGCGCTGCAGCAACGTCGGTCTCGCACTCATTAGGTGGTTCTGCTACTGGTTACACGGCGACTCCCCCTACTGCCGCAACAGGTGGAACCAATGGCTACAGAAACGCACCGCAGGCGGTAAATGGATATGTAGTTGCCCTTGGCAGTTTTGCATTCCTGCGTGGTGGTGCTGGAGGTTTAGGTCAAGCTGGTGGAGGAGTTGTTATTATAGCGGCTCGCTACATCGCTGGACCATCTTCTGGAACTGGCTACATTAAAGCTCCCGCAACCGCTCCTGCTGGCGGTGGTGTTGTTATCGTAGTATCGTCTGCTGGTGAACTCCCAGCATCTATTTCAACAGATGTTACTGGTCAGAACCCGGGAACTTATATTTACGTCCAACAGGTATAGAAAATGACTCAATATTTTATTGGTGACAGGGGACCTGCGGGCGGAGTTGTATTTATAACTCCAAGTACAGCCGGTAACACAACTGGCCAATACTTTGAGATGTTCACTGCCGCTGCTGATGCACAAAGAACGTGGTCACAGTCAACTCCCGTAAACTATCAATCAACTGCCGTATCTGGTGCTGACGGAACAGCAATCGGAACTGGATATCAAAATACTTTAGACATTATTGCTCAAGGCAACACAAACACAAGCACGTGCCTTGCTGCGTACTGCAGGTCACTAACCCAGAATGGGTACTCTGACTGGTTTCTTCCTTCAAAAGACGAGATGAATCAGATATATGTAAATCGCGCGATTCTAAACAACTTTGTAACGCTTTTGCCAACTTACTATTGGACTTCGTCTGAGTCTAGCGCCACTGAAGCGTGGGGACAGTACGGAGAGCCAACTTCATATCAGCAGTTAGCAATTAACAAAGGCGGGTCAAACTATGCCCGGCCAGTGCGGATGTTCTCTGCTCCGTCATATACATATAGAGCAAGCCTCGGAAACGACACGGTCTACGGAACTGGTTCTGATGGAAACGTAGTTATCGCCACAGACACTACGTTGACATCAGACATGTACTACAAGAACCTTACGATTAACTCCGGCGTAATACTTAAAACAAATGGATTCCGTGTTTTTGTTCAAGATACTTTGACCCTCTATGGATACATTGGCAGCGGAACAAATACTGGCGCAGAGCCAACATCAAGCGTACCCAATGGATCACTTTATGGGACTTTGGCAATAACTGCCCTTACATACTCGGTCGGTGGTGCTGGAGGCGGTGCAACTCAAGCAACAGCTACGCAACTGCCAAAATCTTACCGTCAGCGTATTCAAACATTAGTGTCTGGAGTTGTCCTTGACGCAGTAGACGGGAACAACTACATCGTTGGTGGCTCAGCAGGGACTACTGGAGCTGCCGGCTCAACCACTCCTGCCTTAACAAACTCTGACACATGGCCAGGAAAAGCAGGAACAACTAACGCTGGTTCTGCTGGATCAAACGGTCTGTATTCTCCCAACGCAGCAACAGTCAATGCTCCTGGGGGAAAGGGCAATACAGGCTACACAAGCACAGTGGTTGCAGGTTCGGCAACTGGAGCAACTGCTGGCCCAGGCGGCTCTGGCGGTGGCGGCGGTGTTGGTGGAGCGTTAGTTTTAATTGTTGCAAGAAACGTTGTTGGAACTGGAAAGATAATTTCAAGAGGCATAAGTGGATCTACTGGGTCTGCTGGTACTGCCGGAAACCCTGGAACTGCTGGTTCTGCATCACCTGGCGCTGGTGCAACTGCTTACAATAGCACTACACAAAGAGGAACTTCAGGAGTTAACCTATTTGACGGGCACCAAGCTCCAACGATGCGCCATACGGTGAACCCGCACCACTCAACGAACCCGCACCATACGACGAACCCGCACCATACGACAAACCCTCACCACACTTTCCACTCTGGTGCGTATCACCATCACATTTATAACTTTAGAAACTTGCATTCGCACTCGAATAACGTGAACCCAAACACATCGCGCACGCACTCTGGGCACTTTCACGGAATACATAACTTTGGACACGGCAACAATGCTCATTACTACCACATTGGGAGCAAGCACGGTACTCAAATTCACGTTGCGCCGAGCCAGAGCGCACAGCCGCACGCCAACTCGTACGCACATCACCAAGAAAATGGGTACGCAGGACACTTATCTGGCGGACGAAACGAGCCAGGCTGGAACCTTGGTTACCAAAACCACGCTGCTAGGTGGTCTGAGCCACATACAAGCTCGCACCATACGGTAAACGGCGGACACCACTCTGTAAACGGTGGGCACCACTCGGTAAATGGCGGTCACCATAACCAAGACTACGCAGGTGGAGCTGGTGGCGCGGGTGGAACGGCAGGAACTGCAGGAGCCGCCGCACCAGCCGTTACTGGAGGAACTGGTGGCCGAGGGGGAGCTGGGGGAGGCGGTGGCATTATTGTCATTACCGAAACTACTCCATCAGGAATAAGTTATGATGTACTTCCAGGGCAGACAGCAGGCTCTGGATCCTATTCAGCTAACTCTGGTTATACTTATATAGTTCTTAATGCATAGGAGAAAAAATGGAACTTGAAAACATTACAACACAAGAAAAAATCTTGATCTTGGGTCAAACTGTTACCCAACTTGAAACGGAAATCTATCGTTCTTGCGTGGTTGTTGGGATTGACATAAATACATTAGATCCAGCAACATATTCGTACGAGGTTCCAGTTGTTCAGCATGAGTATGTAAAGATAAGGCAGTCACTTGACTCCCTTGCTTTAGTCAAGGCAGAATTAGAAAATCTCAACGCTACGACATAGAAAGAATAAATATGAAAAGGGTTATCTACGTACCTTCCGAACTTGACGTAGAACGCGGAGAGCAAATATCCCGATCACTGAATCTTCCAATACAGATCGGTGACTCATTGAATACAGAAAATATGGATTTCAATAGAAAAGAAATTCAAATTCTTTCAATCCCTAGCATAAAAGAAGCAGACATACCAGCCAACGTATATTCGCAAATCACTTTTCCCTGCAACTTTACTGATGACTGGAGTAATTTTCTAAAGTCAAAAGCAGTGCTTGTAGCAAAAAATCAAAAAAATGAATATTTATGCTCACCGCAGTTCAGAGAAATACATTTTTTGAGATTTGGAATGCGAATATGGGAACCGGGGGAATACGTTCTCTCGTTGATAGTTGATGATAGTGTTGTTTTTGAAGGCGGAACAACGGCACTATGAAAAAGTACGAGACAACCGAAAACCCAGTTGTAGGAGTATCCGTCTACCGAGGCGCTTTTGACGCAACGAAATTTCTTTCAATCCTTGAAAGTTCATGCGGGTCAACTCAAGATCCGCTCATGTGGGAAGATTCCTACATAGGGCCACAGGCGGGTCAAGTATCTGACTACAGAACATCTGTTAACTGCGACCTTGATGTCATTATGTCAAACAATAGCAAGCACCAGCTGCGTCCAGAACTATTGATCATAAAAGATAAAATAGACATGTGCGTAAGTGACTATGCAAATCAGTACAGATTGTCTATTGGGGTGCATGAGCCGTATCAGGTCTTAAAGTATGCGGAGGGCGCACATTACCGCGCTCACCACGACAGGAGTAGTGAAAACGGCAGGACGGTAAGCGTCGTTGCGTCGCTTCAAGCGCCGGAAGAAGGCGGAGAACTTGAGTTCCCATTTTTTGACTATACATTTAAGGCAACTACAGGGAGTTTGATCGTATTTCCATCAACTCACCCATACACGCATATAGCGCATCCAGTTAAGAAAGGACTAAAGTACTCTTTAGTTACGTGGTACATATGAGCAAAGATAAAGAACAGATAGAAATAGCGGTAGTTGGAAGCGGAACTGCAGGATTTGTTGCAGCACTTATGCTCAAGGCCGCATTCCCGGTCCTAGATATAAAACTGGTGTCTTCTTCAAAAATAGGGATCATAGGGGTAGGTGAAGGATCAACAGAGCACTGGAAGCAGTTTATGCATCTATGCAAAATACCACTACTTGAGATGCTGAAAGAGACAGAAGCAACGCACAAGTATGGGATCAGGTTTGAAGGATGGTCAAACCATCATCCAGACTACTTCCATAGCGTTTCTGGAGATGACTCAATTTTTGCCTTTGGCTTATTCCCAATGTACATGGGATTCATTAACAACAACATGCTTCTCACAAATCAGACGACATCTGTTGGTCTGATACAGAATAAAATTCGCATAGAAAATTTACATGAAAACACAAATCAATACCATTTCAACACGCATAAGCTAAATGAGTATTTTGACAAACTCTGCTTTGAGCGAAAAATAAAAAAGATTGATGGTGAAGTTAAAAAAGTAAATATTGACTCAGAAATTGGAAGCATTGAATCAATTGATCTTGAAGATGGAAGCAATGTAACTGCTGATTTTTGGTTTGACGCAACTGGGTTTAGCAAAGTCCTAATGTCAGCACTTGGGAATACGGAATGGGAGTCATTCAGCGAATACCTTTTGTGCGACTCGGCATTTGCGTTCCCAACTGAATCAGATCCATCTGGAGAAATACGTCCATACACAAGAGCAAGAGCGCTTTCTGCTGGTTGGGCGTTTGAGATACCAGTTCTTAGCCGCCGAGGAAATGGTTACGTGTACTCATCCAGGCACATCACTGAAGACAAAGCAGTTGATGAAATGTCTATGCTTCTCGGAATTGATGTTCAACCAGCTAAGACATTCAGGTTTGACCCAGGATACCTAAAGAAGTCTTGGGTAAAAAACTGCGCAAGCATCGGACTTGCCAGTTCTTTCGTTGAGCCACTTGAAGCAACATCAATTGGAACGTCAATCATGCAGATGCAGATGATAATTCCATACCTTGCTTCATACCAGCAGCGCTATGAGCACTCGCAAAATCACTACAATAAGCGCATGGAAGCAATGATGGATAATATTCTCACGATGATAAGACTCCACTATCACACAGATAAAACAAACAGTCAATTCTGGGTTGATGCTAGAAATGCAAAACTTAATGACGAATTGCAAGATTGCTTAAATCTATGGCAGGAAAGAACCCCAACTAGGTATGACTTCCCCGGAAATAGCAATCAGTTATTTGGGGGAGCGCATCTGATACATGTTGCTCAAGGGCAAAATGTGTTAGACAGAAGTAACATAGAAACAGCATTAGTGCGAATGCAACTGAAAGACCTTGTTGGCGAGGCAATGTCACAATCTCGAGTCAGAAGATCAAATCATGAACTAATTGACCACCGAGAATCACTGGAGAGTATTGATGTTTGGTAATAGGAAACAAATAAAAACATACAGAGATGTAAAAAAACCAAAACCAGGCGAAATAGTACTAGTACCAAGAGATAACAGAATCAACGAAACAAAACCATTTGTAAATTCAGCAAAAACGCTTCCGGAGTGGTTCAAAAGCATAGATAGAAAAAATGGATCAATTAGATCATGTTCTGGGACATTGGATTTTTTACAGCTAGGCATAACTGTTCCAATGTGGACAAATGCCTACTTTACGCCAAATCTCAATCTTGGTGCTCAATGGGAGGTGAACTTAGATCAGATTTCATATGCTGAGCCATTTAATAACGAGCCATTCCCATTCCATGCTGTTGGAAGATGCCCAATGACTGACATGCGTGGAATTGAGAGAAGTGCATTCCCTAAGTTAGTTAACCCTTGGTGCTTCATGACTGCGCCGGGGTGGTCGTCAATTGTCCTTCCCCCGCTATTTGAACCAAGCAAAGACTGGCAAACAGTGCCATCAATAGTACATACAGACTTTTATCACAACTTAAATCTTGTTCTTAACGTGACTGCAGAGTCAGCTTTTACGATAAAAGCAGGAACTCCAATGATGCATATCATTCCGTTCAAGCGCAACAAAGATATTGATAAAATAAATATTGAAGATGAGTCTTTGTTTAGGTTTGTTACTGCACGTGGATTTGGGGAAACTGGAGTAATTCCAACACAAACAACAGGAAGATCCTACAAAACGTATCAACGCAAAATTGACTACGAAGTAGAGCAAGTAGAGTCATCAAAAAACAGTTTCCTAAAAAGAATAAAAAATGGCAAAAGTTGAATATATAAAAAATGTAATAACAGACTTCTACAAGGAAGAAATACTTCAAGAAATAAATAGAAGTTTTGACACGCCAATATGGAAAAGCAGCCATAAGTGGAGCAGTGTTCTCACCAACAATATGCGCCCGATACTTATGCGTGATCTGGAAAATGAAAAAGAGACACTTCACAGCATGCTCTGCCTGAAGACAGAAACATTAAAAAACCTTAGGCCAATGACCCCAGTTCTTTACTTGTGGGAACCTGGGTCACACATAGACTGGCACAATGATGCTGGATGGGCAGCTGCTGCTTCAATATACCTGACAACTCAGGACAGGCATGGCGGAGGCGCTTTTGGCTGGGAAGAGGATGATGGAACAATGAAGATGATATTTCCAGAAGAGTGCTCAGCGATTATTCAGAGCGAAAATACTAATCACCACGTAACAATGATCCACCCAACAAATACTTTTTATAGAATGTCAATACAGATCTTCTATAAGTAACGGAAGCAAAAATGACTCCACATTACAACGTAGTTATATGCACACCAGGTGACATTGCCTACAAAGAGTACATACGTTGTTTATTGGTGACAATTAAATATATGGAAGAAAATAACATAACGTGGACGTGCGTGCTTGAATCTTCCCCGCACATTCCAAAAACAAGGGCACTAATACTAAATAATGGCTACCTGGATAATGGTGGCTTTCAAGAATTCCTGTCAAATGAGAGGCTAAAAAAATGGCAAACATTTGGCGGCAAGTTTACCTATGACCAAATTCTGTGGATTGATAATGACATAGTCTGGTCAATAGACGACTTTAAAAAGATACTTAGCCACCAAGAAGAAGTAGTTTCAGGCGTTTACATGTTTGATAACAACAAAAGCGTTGTTGCCTCTATGGAGCCAGGAAAGATACTTGAACTTGATGAGTTGCAAGAAATGAACCAGACTCAACTACATGAAGTTCATACTTGTGGAATGGGCTTCTTAAAGGTCAGGTATGGAGTTACTGAAAAACTTATGCATCCTATTTTCCTGCTGCACCAATATGATTATTTTGTTAAAAGCCTAAATCAGATGTTTACTTTTTTCACAACAGACGAAGATACGTCATTTTGCGCTCGCGTCAGGGAGAGCGGGAGCAAGGTATATCTTGATCCTTCAATTAGGGTTGGACACTTTAAAAGAGTTGTACTATCTGCTCCACAAATTGAAAACCAATAAAATGACGTATTGCAACATACAAAACTCAATTGCATTATACGACAAGGCCGTCCCAGATCAGTTATGCGATGAAGTAATTGATTTCTATGAATCAAATAAACACCTCCACATGCAGGGGAAAACAGCTGCTGGCATATCTGATATGAAAGTGTCAACAGACATGGCAATAGCCTCTCCGTCAATTCCGATTTCCGAAGAATCTGATTACAGGGTTAGAACGGAACTCGATGATTACTTGGCAGACTTTGTGAATATTTCCATACGTAACTACATCTCAGTTTTTGATTGGATAAAATGTGCACAGTCAACACAAGATACTGGTTACCAAATACAAAAATATATCGCTGGTGAGGGGCACTACAAAGAACATATTGACGGCGATCCCTGGACGGAAAGATTAAACCAAAGGATATGCGGAATTATTTTGTATTTAAATGATGTTCACGAAGGCGGCGGAACGTATTTCAGGCATCAGGACATGTATGTAGACGCAAGAAAAGGCAGAGTAGCAATATTCCCAGCAAG